CTTACATAGAACTCGAAAAAAAATTGGGAGAAAAATCTGAGCCATCAGAAGATAGTCAAGATCCTCCTGAGACCGAGGCTAAAGAAGATTCACCAGAAGAAAAAGCGGAAGCTACTTTCTTAGATACTTTGTGGGAGGAAGCTAACTCTGAATACAAACAAGAGACTTTAGATAAGTTAAGAGGTATGGATCCAACGGAGTTGGCAAACATGCACTTAGAATATCGGAAGAATAATCAAGGCCCACCTCCTCAAGAATTAACTGAATCAGATATAAAAGAACTTAAAGGTGTTGTAGGTGGTGATGAAAATTATAATAACATGTTACAGTGGGCACAAACAAATCTCAATGAGACTGAGATAAATATGTTTGATGCTGTTATGGAACAAGGTAACCCGCTTGCTGCTTTCTTTGCAGTACGTTCCTTAGCTTATAGATACAATGATGCCGCAGGCTATGATGGTAAAATGTTAACAGGTAAACCACCTTCAAATAGTGGAGATATATATCGTAGCCAAGCCGAGATGGTAGCAGCTATGAGTGATCCAAAATACGACAAAGATCCAGCGTATCGTAGAGATGTAATGGAGAAAGTCGCACGTTCTGATATGAAATTTTAATCATGGTAAGAAAAATAAAAGGTGAGAATAAAAGATATCTAGATATACTGATGGACAGTTTAAGAACTGAAGGTGTTAATCCAGACATGCGAATCAGTAGACAGAATCCTAGAGTTCAAGGTATCTTAAATAAAGATCTACCGCCACCTATTGAGTTTAATCCATGGGGCCTTTCTAATTTTCGAAATGAACTTAACCCTGAAGTTAGAAAATTACTACAAAAACCAGTGGATAAAGATGCAACTGCAAAACAACTTACAATTGAAGGGGCAGTTAAAAAACCACATGGTAGATTCATACGTGGTACGGATCATAGTACTAATGTATTTAGTAAAGCAGAAATTAATCATGGTAGGATAAAGAAAGGTGATACTCTTGGTGTGATGACTCGTCGTCAACGTAGAGAATATGAGGCAGCACTTGGTAAACATCAGGATGAGCAACGAGCTGAAGTACAAGAAAAAGGTATGCCAGATAAAAATGATCTAGCAGCAGGTAAATATTCACCAATTACTCGTGAAGATATAGCAAGAGAACAAGCTGAAGATGCTTCAAGTTTAACTATTCAAAGACAGAAAAAGTTTGAAGCTATTGAAAATGCTGAGGATAAACTTACAAATGTTCTACCTCAAAATCTCCTAATAGGGCAAGGCATAGTTGATCCTTCTAGGGGAGCTGGTGGTGGTTTTATTTATGAAGACTATGACCCAATATATCTTCCTCAACCCCCTATCCAAAGACCTAACTCAGGTGGTACTAGGCCAAGTAGATATGGCAGTGACCTAGCACAAAGATATAGAATGAAATCCGATGGGGTAACAGAGTATTGGGACACAAATGACCCTATGCAGGGACCAAGGCCACCTAATCCAGAACTAGATATGAGGATACGAAACCTACGGGAAAAACTACGACCTATCTTTATCAAGAACGCATAATGACAAGAAAAAAAGGACCAAAAGGCGGTAACAAGGGTGAGGATTTTACGGGTAAAAATAAATATGATAAAGACTGGCCGCCTAAACCTAAACCTGTAAACGCACCCCCAGCATAATACAATGACTCTCGACAAACACAATAAATATGTTAATGCAGCTAAAGTTATGAAGAAAGCTGGGTTTAAAAATGCTCAGAAATTAATCATGATAGAAGCAAGCAAACAGTATGTAAACGAACAAAAATAAGGCGGCTCGATTGTCGAATCAGTAGAAGCCACAGGCAGCCGCGTCCGTTCATTCCTTTATGGAACGCATGAAACCACATCATGGAACGGGGGTGTGGTACTATGGAGAAAGTCAATGCTAAAAAAGCAGAGAACCTACAAGTATCGCGGCGTGCCTTATACGAAACTCACTTAAATTATTTCAATGAAAAGAATAGCCTTGATCCTATGCGCCTCGGCGTTCAGTGTGGCACCAGCTATCGCAGGTCCTTACGTGAACGTAGAGTCAAACGCATCTTACACAGGATCTGACTATAAGAGTCGTACAACCGACTTCCACGTTGGGTACGAGGGTTCTGAAGGAGCACTAAACTACTATGTACAAGGTGGTCCAGCCCTCGTCAACTCAGACGCAGTAGACGGTGACACGCAATTGTCCGGTAAAGTAGGCGCATCAGTAGACGCTACTGAAAAGCTTAATGTTTATGGAGAAGTCGCAGTAATTACTACTCCTGACGACGACGTAGACAACGACTGGTCAACAAAAATCGGAGCTAAATACAGCTTTTAATGTCACATCAAAATTCTAAAGGACGAATAGCTTTTGTTCATCCTTATGGACCAACGGCAATAGAAACCGTTGATATTAGAGATCCAGTTGATACTATGCCTAGTGATTATCAACCACCTGGTACAGATGAAGAATATGAATCTCTAGAAGAAGCACTAACATCCTAATAGGAAGGGGAGCACCTCAGAGTCGGACTCCCCTTTCATTGGTAAGAGCCGGTACGCCGATACCTCTTGCCGTCTAGACGGTAGGGAAAGACCT